ACTGTTGGTAGAAATAGTTCAAATATAGCTAATGCAGCTGCGGATTTAGTTGTTAATACACAAGGTGCTGGCTTTAGTTTAGTTTATTCGGGAGACGCTACTACTGGCTGGACATATAGGGAGAAATAATAAATGTCTAATTACGAGGCCACAAAATACGATTTTGATGGAGCTAGCCTTTCAGGTGTTCAAGGAATTGCAACGGCAACTATTATGCCATGGTCTTCTTCGTCAGTACCGTCTGGATTTTTAGAATGTAATGGTGCAAATGTTTCAAGATCAACTTATTCTGATTTATTTGCAGTAATAGGTACAACTTACGGCGCAGGTGATGGTTCAAGCACTTTTGGTCTACCAAATTTACAAGATAACATACCTGTTGGAAAATCTGGTACTAAAGCTTTAGCGTCAACTGGTGGAGCAAACACTGTAGCCTCAACTGGAAACGTAGCAGGCTCTACAGCCAATGCAACTTTATCAACAGCGCAACTTGCTTCTCATAATCATGGAGTTACAGGTGCGCGTTTTACTGGAAATAATAACGTTAAAGGAGCTCAAACACAGCAAATTAATGTTAACACACAAAATACAGGATCTGGACAAGGTCATTCACATAACATGTCTGCGACCTTTACAGGAGATGCAACATCTGTTATACAACCTTATTTAACAATAATTTATATTATAAAAACTTAAAGGAGAAAAAATGGCAACTAACGCAAATTGGACAGTAGTATTTGATGATAAAATAATTATTAAAAACTACTCAGAAGGTGCTAATGAAGGTGTAGGGCACAAAATCAACAATGATTCTTTTTGGAACGATTCTAAATGGTCAAATATTTGGGCAATTCAATATGTTTCAGGTAATGAAGATTATAGTGATAGTGTAGAATATAGAGATAATACAGCTCATACTTCATGGACGGCAGCTAACTTAGGAGATTTTAAAACTCAATTTATTGATAAATGGGACGCAGCTCATTTATCTGAATTACAATCTAATTGGGATGAAGATAATGCTGAGAGTGAAACTGAATCTGAAAAAATTACTAGATTAGGTGCAAGACCTACATCTTATTCCTCATAGGAGAATAAATGGCAAATTATGAAGCTACAAGATATGATTACGACGGTGGTAATATCACCGGACTTGTAGGAATTCCAACGGCAACTATTATACCGTGGTCTTCTTCTTCAGTGCCAACAGGTTACTTAGAATGTAATGGTGCGAATGTTTCAAGATCAACTTACGCAACTTTATTTGCAGAAATAGGAACTACTTACGGTGCGGGAGATGGATCAAGTACTTTTGGTTTACCAAATTTACAAGACAACGTAGCACTTGGAAAATCTGGTACTAAAGCTTTAGCATCAACTGGAGGTGCAAACGCAACTGCAAACTCTGGAAATGTTGGTGGATCAACAGCTAATGCAACTTTATCAACAGCGCAACTTGCTTCTCACTCTCATGATGGATTTCAACTTGGTATAGCAGATTCCATGTCTACTCAATATTGGCAAAGATTTAGTCGACAACAAAGATTTCCTTCTACCAATAGCACTGGTTCTGGACAAGGTCACTCTCACAACATGAGTGCTACTTTTACAGGTGATTCAACGTCTGTTGTACAACCTTATTTAACAGTAATTTATATTATAAAAACTTAGGGAGAAATGAACTGTGTCTAATTACGAAGCAACTAAATACGATTTCGACGCCGCAAATCTTACAGGCATTGAATTAATTCCTACTGCAACTATAGTGCCTTGGACTGCTGCTTCTATTCCAACAGGTTTCTTAGAGTGTAATGGTGCGAATGTTTCAAGATCAACTTACGCAACTTTATTTGCAGAAATAGGAACTACTTACGGTTCAGGCGATGGTTCAAGTACTTTTGGTTTACCAGATTTACAAGATAAATGTTGTATTTCAAAATCTGGTACTAAAGCTTTAGGATCAACTGGAGGCGCAAACACTGTAACCGCAACTGGAAATGTTGGTGGTTCTACAGCCAATGCAACATTATCTACGGCTCAACTTGCTTCTCACTCTCATGGAATAGGATCTGGAAGTGGTACACCTGGAGGTGGTAATAACGCTTTAGGATCTGCTCAATCAGGAATAGCTAATACTAATTTACAAAGCACAGGATCTGGACAAGGTCACTCTCACAACATGAGTGCAAACTTTTCTGGTGATGCAACTTCAGTTTTACAACCTTATTTAACATTAATTTATATTATAAAAACGTAATATTAAAATTACCTTAACATCATCCAAGAAGTTAAAATATATTTTTCTCCAGATAAAGGAGGATTACCTCTATGTAGATATGGAAATCCAGCGGGCCAAATAACTATTCTTCCTTTTTTTGGTTTTACTCTTTTTGAAAAATGTAAAAATTCTGTTTCTCCACCCTCTTCAACATCATTTAAGTATATACTAAAAACAAAAGCTCTAGGTTCATTATCAAATCCTTTACCATGTTCAATATGCCAAACGTGATAACCTTCCGTAGGTAAGGTTTTTTGAATTTTTAAAGAAGTAAAATAAAAAGGAACTCCATAAGCATCATCAGCTCCTACATTTTTAACATAATGATTCCAAGCTAAATCAAAATTTAACATTATTGTTTTTAACTCTTCCCACCATACATTCATATTATTTGGTGCTGCAAAGTATTGTTGATCTTGTTTTTGTAAAACAGATGCTTTTTCAAAACCTATTCTATTAATAGTATTATTAAATTTATTTTGATCTTCAAATAATTTAATGGCTTTATCACATTCCTCTGAAAGAATGTAATTATCATAAATTCCTATAAAATTATCTATATTAACTGTTTTATCTTTCATTTAATTTTTTTTTATAGTCAAAATGTTTATGTTGAGAAATATTGAATATTAAACTATATCTGTTTTTTTCTTCTTGAGATGTATCAAATCCATGTAGTATGTGAGGTGGAAATATATAATAATCTCCTGGTTCAGGATTTATTTTTAAATTTAATTCAGGAAGTATTAAATCACATCCTTTTGTTAAATATAAGATTCCATGAAGATCAGGATGAATATGATAATCTAAACTATCTCCTTTTTTTATTTCATTGCCCCAAGCATTTTCAATAGTATTTTTTTCTAAAAAATGTTCAAATATGTCAGCATGAGTTGTTTGATGTTTATTAATAAGAAAAGTCATAAAATTAATAAAATTAGATTTATTTACAAAATAATTCCAATCCGTCATTCCACCTTTTACGTTTGTATAATTTTCCATTTTTGGATTTAAATTATTTTTTACATCCATCATAAAATTATGAATAAGATCAGGGTAAGGATAATGTCCAAATATAATATTTACTGTTCTTGGATAAGTAATAAATAAAGAATTTTTTTCTTCTGCTAATGGGTTATTTTTATTAAATAAACTAATCATTTTGCGACTTTCATTCTCTGTAAAACTAATATATAAAGCACTATATGCTACAAAAATTAAATTTCAAGCCTGGTTTTAACAAGATGGTCACAGATTCAGGAGCTGAATCTCAATGGGTAGATGGTGATTTTGTTAGATTTAGATATGGATTACCTGAAAAAATAGGTGGTTGGAATCAATTATCTATTGCAGGTGAAACTTTACCTGGAGCAGCACGTGCTCAACACACCTGGACATCTTTAGCTGGTGAAAGATATGCAGCTATTGGAACTTCACAAGGTTTATTTTTATATTACGGAGAACAGTTTTTTGACATTACACCATTAGATACAGCTATTACAGGATGCACATTAACAACTGTTAATGGCTCAAATGTTTTACAAGTTAATAAAGGCTCTCATGGTCTAGAAGTTGGAAGATATGTAACTTTATCTGGCGTAACTGTTACAGGTGCATCAGATTTTACAACAGCAGAATTAGAAAAAGCTTATGAAATTTTAACAGTTGCAACAGTAGATAAATTTACTGTGCAAGCTGTAAGAGCTGAAGGTGGATCAGGTATGACTGCCGCAGGTGCTGCAACTGTTAATCCTTACGTTGAAGTAGGTCCTGTTTTTCAAACCGCAGGTTATGGTTGGAGTACTTCTACATGGAATACTTCTACTTGGGGAACTGAAAGAACTACAAGTTCTGTAATCCTAGATCCAGGAAACTGGAGTCTTGATAACTATGGACAAGTTCTTGTTGCAACAATTAGAGATGGAGAAACTTTTACTTGGAATGCAGGAGCATCAAATGCTAGAACAATTAGAGCGTCTAAATCTACATCAGGTTTTTCAACTTCAGCTAACCCAACTGCATCAAGATTAACTCAAGTATCAGATAGGGATAGACATTTATTTCATTTTGGAACGGAAACAACTATTGGAGATTCTACGACTCAGGATCCAATGTTTATAAGATTTTCAAATCAAGAGGACTTAAATGATTATGCACCAACTGCAGTTAATACTGCAGGTACATTTAGATTAGATAAAGGAAATAGAATTGTTGGAGCAGTATCTGGTAAAGATTATACTTTAGTATTAACCGATAGCTCTGCTTATGTAATTCAATTTGTTGGTCCACCATTTACATTTAGTGTAAGACAAGTTGGTACTAACTGTGGATTGATTGGTCAACACGCATTAAGTTATTCTGATGGTAAAGT